CTATTGCACTTAATGTTGAGCGTGATAATGCCAAAGGCAAGCGTAAAGCTAAGTTAGAAGAAGCCTATGGTAAGGTTCTTGGTCGTAAGGAAATGATGTGAAAAAACCCAACCGCAAAGACAAATTAGCCGAAGAATTTAAAAAGGCTGAGTCTAATGCGGCAAAACAGCTTAGTAAGAAAGACAAAAAGCTGAAATGGGAAGAAGAAGAAGATGAAGAAGACGATGATGGCGCAGATAGTGGAGATGGTGGAGAATAATGGCTAATTGGATTAAAGGTGCAATTAAGCACCCAGGCGCACTCAAAAAAGAGTTGGGCGTTAAAAAAGACGAGAAAATTCCTGAGGCAAAGCTAGAAAAAGCTGCTCATGCTAAAGGTAAAGAAGGCCGCAGAGCAAGACTTGCAATGTTATTAGAGAAAATGCACAAGGATTAATTATGGCAGCTACATTACCTAGCGTAGTAGGTCGCAAAGACAAGCGTGAGCCTGAACTCAATATAAACAGCAAAGACGACATTATTAATAAAAAGATTAATGAGCGTCTAAAGCGTAAACAAAAGCTCATGGAAGAATTAAACAAGATTCACGACCCTGATATTGCTTAATTATGGCTTGGACTGACAAATTAGCTGAATTTCTGCGTTTAAATGACGGAGAACAGGCTTATGTCGGCTACCCACAAATGCAAGTTGGCTTAAATAAGCCACGCCAAGCAGGTTACGCTACAGGATTTTTAGAGGGCGCTACAGGCATGAATTCTATGCAGCCTAAAAACCCTATTACAGACCCTAATTTTGAGAAATACGAACAAGGTAAAAACACAGGTGAATTAGCTAATATTGCTGCTATGGCTATACCTGGTTATGTAGCTGCGCTTAAAGCAAGCGCACCTAAAGCGGTGCAAATGGTTGAAAACTACATGGCAAAAACAGGTGGCTTGCATTACGCCACAGACCCAAATGAATATCGTGGCTCTCATGTAGCCCCTAATGCAGAAGTTTATGGCGCACCTTTCCACGCTTTAGACCAATTAATACCTAAAGATATATATAGTTCTCAAGGCAAAAGATTGTATGGAATAGGCGATACGCTTATTGACCATGATTGGTATATGGCTGCTTTAAAATCTAAAGGCAATCCAGAGGCTTTGGTTGAAATACATCGTGCTGTGCCAAAAGGAATTACTGATTTAAATAGTGGCGATTGGGTTACACCAAGCAAAAAATATGCTGAATGGCATGGTGAAAATGCGCTTAACGGTGAATACGACATTATTACTAAAAAAGTAAAAGCTGGAGAATTAGCTTCAGAAGGTTATCCTTACGAACTTGGCTACAATCCTAAAAAATAGTGTTAAACTAAAACCCTTATAAATCAACTACTTGAGTTTATATGGCTGAAAAACAATCAACAAATACCAAAGGTGGCTACAGAGAAGGTTCTGGTAGACCTAAAGGTGTGCCTAATAAGGCTACAACGGAGGCTAGAGAGGCTGTCAAGGCTATCTTGGACAGTAACCTGCCCTTTATTCAATCGTGGATTCAAGCGACTGCTGATGGCATATTTGATGACCAGTCAGGTAAGTGGATTGTGCCGCCAAACCCAGCAAAAGCCTGTGACATTGTGCAAAACATGGTTGAGTACGCTGTGCCTAAACTAGCTAGAACTGAAGTAGTAGGAGATGAAAAGACTCCAGTACGCATGGTGGTGTCTTGGAAGAAATAGTCCAAGAGGTAGAGTTAGACTACCAACCTCGTGATGTATTTCTAGATTTCCATGAAAGACAACAGCGTTGGGCTGTTATTGTTGCCCACCGTAGATGTGGCAAAACAGTTAGCTGCATTAACGAATTAATCTATAAAGCCCTAATTGAGGGCAAAGAAGATGGTCGCTACGCTTATGTTGCACCATATTACAGCCAAGCAAAGAATATCGCTTGGGACTATTTGTTACGCTTTAGTAAGCCTGTGATGGCTAAAGCTAATCAATCTGAACTATGGGTGGAGTTAATAAATGGCGCAAGAATTCGATTATTTGGGGCTGATAATGCTGATAGCCTTAGAGGTCTGTATTTGGATGGAATTATTTGTGATGAGTATGCAGATATGCGCCCTCGTATTTGGGGCGAGATTATTCGGCCTTTGCTGGCAGACAGACTCGGCTGGGCAGTTTTCATTGGCACTCCCAAAGGTCATAATGCCTTCTGGGACATATACAATAACGCCACCAAATCCCCTGATTGGTATGCCAAAACCTTAAGAGCCAGCCAAACTGGTCTATTGCCACAGTCAGAGCTTGACGATGCCGCCAAGTCAATGACGCAAGACCAATACCTACAAGAGTTTGAATGTGACTTTGAATCTGCAATCCTTGGTGCTTACTATGGTAAAGAAATGCGCCAGCTTACAGACCAAGGTCGCATTAGAGATATTCAATATGACCCTATGTTTCCAGTCCACACAGCATGGGACTTGGGCTATTCTGATGACACCGCTATATGGTGGTTTCAAGTGGTGCATGGCGAAATTCGTTGCCTTGATTACCATTCAAGCAATGGTCAGCCAGTAGCGTTTTACTCTGGAATAATTCAGTCAAGAGAGCGTGAACGAGGCTATGTTTATGGCACTCATTATTTGCCCCATGACGCACGAGCAAAAACATTAGCGTCAAATAAGTCCATAATTGAACAACTTTCAGACAAAATTCCGTTAAAATGTATGAAAATTGTGCCAAGTTTGTCACTTCAAGATGGTATACAAGCAACACGACTAGCATTAACTAGAGCTTGGTTTGACCATAAGTGCGAAGATGGCATTGAATGTTTACGGCAATACCAGCGTGAGTACGATGAGGACAAGAAGGTTTTTAGGGATAAACCTAGGCATGATTGGACTTCTCATGGTGCTGACGCATTTAGGATGTTAAGTATTGCTTGGAAAGAAGAAGCAAAGTTGCCCCATAAAGATGACTCGATTAAAGGGCTGTTTGTAGGACAAACCGATGTTAGCTTGAACGAGTTGTGGAAACAACCACAACCGACTTCAAGAGGGAGAATTTGATGGCGAATGATACGGCAACTGTAAACCACAGTTATGAAGATTGGTACAAGACCATTATGGGCTATGAGCGCTCATATAAGCGTTGGGAAGCCAGAGTAGACCGCATTGTAAAGAAATATAAAGATGATAGCCGCTACGACAGAAACCCTAATGCTCGCTTCAACATACTCTGGAGCAATGTACAGACTATTCAGCCAGCTATCTTTGCAAGACTTCCTAGACCTGATGTTAGCCGTAGATTTAGGGACAATGACCCCATAGGGCGTGTAGCCTCAATGATGCTTGAAAGAGCATTGGAGTTTGAATTAGAGCATTACGGTGACTACAAGTCTGCAATGAATAACTCAGTCCTTGACCGCTTATTGGGTGGTCGTGGTACTGCATGGGTGCGCTATGAACCACATATTGTTGGCGAACAAGCTGGTGAAGCTGACGATGCGCCTGAAGATGGCTACGAAGTTACCGAAAATACAGACGAAGCCGAAACCGAAGGCGGCATTGAAAATGAAAACCAAGAGCGCATTGAATATGAGTGCGCCCCTGTAGACTATGTGCATTGGAAAGACTTTGGTCATACCGTTGCAAGAACCTGGGAAGAAGTAACTGCCGTATGGCGTAGAGTCTATATGTCACGCCCAGCATTGGTTGAGCGTTTTGGCGAAGAATTAGGCTACCAAATTCCATTGGACACAAAGCCTGACGATTTAAAGCAGTCTTACAAGTCTGACGATGGTGTTTATGAGGCGTTAATCTATGAAATCTGGGACAAAGAAACAGGAAAAGTATTGTGGCTTTCTAAGTCCCTCGGAAAGATATTGGATGAGCGTGATGACCCACTTCAGTTGGAGAATTTTTGGCCTTGTCCTAAACCCCTTTACAGCACCCTCACAAATGATAGCCTTGAGCCAATTCCTGATTTTGTCATTTACCAAGACCAAGCTAGAGAATTAGACACATTATGTGACCGTATTGACGGCTTAATTAACGCATTGAAGGTGCGTGGTGTTTATGACGCTTCTGCCAGCGAATTGCAGCGTTTATTCTCCGAGGGCGAGAATAACACCATGATACCAGTCCATAACTGGATGGCATTTGCTGAAAAACAAGGCATGAAAGGTGCTATTGACCTAGTAGATTTAGCCCCATTTGCAAGCGCTTTGATGTCC